AGCTGAAATAAACCCAAATACTCTAGGTAAACATTTTGATGAGGATGTTGTTGATCCGTTTACTGGAGAGACAGTTGTAGAAGCAGGACAAGTTACTAGTTTAAGTAAACTACGAGAAATTACTGGCTTAGGTATCGAAAGAGTTAAACTTGATGGAAAGTGGTATACTGATTTAGTTAGTGATAACAGTATTGGCTTTGATAAGAAGACTCTTAATGAAGCGGATATTAGTAAGATTAATGTCCCCTACACCTCCATATCCTCCAAGACTCCATCTGAGTTTCCTCTTTACGCAGGCCCTGAAGCTGCTATCTACGACTGGCTCTCAAAACTAGCTAAGTCTACCAAGACTCAAGCTACTGCACCATCTAGAAAGGTTGTTGCCGAGGTTAATGGGAAGGAGCTTCGTACAACTGAGTCCTTCACAGAAGGAACAGTAAACAAGATCACGGAGAACATAGGTCGCTTCCTTCGTGAGAAGGCACAGACTCCTATGTTTGCTGTAGCTGGAGATAAGAAGATGGAGCCTCTCGTCTTCAACCTCATCAAGCGTCTTTATGAAGGAAACTTTGAAGCGGCGAAGAGGAATGAGATCATAAGGGTTGCTGAGACTATGCTTCCTGATCTTAAGAGTAAGGAAGGGATTAAGGATATTCTTGAAGGAAAGAAGACAGATGGTACGCCAGCTCAGCTTGAGGCTGCTCGGTTGATTAGAGAGGAGCTTAACGCAGTTAGGGAAAAGTACAAAGGCTATCTTCGAGAGCAGTATAAACAGAACCTGAACGTAGATGAGAACGCAGCCTTGGCAGAGATTCTCTCTGGCCAACCAATAGATGCTGTTGTTGCAAAGTACAAGCAACATGTAGTCCTCGACAAGCTGGGTCGACGGAGGCTTCGAAACTGGCTAGATGAGGACGTGGTTAGGGATATCGCTAAGGATTATCAAGAGATCGATAGCTGGGGGATAGATGACTATGTCTCACATTACGAGAGGGGACCTCTGCGAATTGTATCTGGAGGGAAGCTATACGCCAAGGCCGTCAGCGAAAAAGATGCAGCCCGTAAGTTTGCTGATCTTATCGAGCTGTATCCTGATAAGGAGTTCCAACTCGACACGAAGCATAACCTTGAGGAACTTGCAACTGGTCTTAGTAAGCGCTCTTATAATCGCTTGCTGTTCAATCTTCAGGAAGGATTAAAGAAGAGTATAGAAGGGATCAATAGTCAGGTTGCCTTTAGACTCGCGCAGAAGGGCCTCAAGGGTCGCTTCTTCATCAAGCCAACTCAGCAGTTCTCTCCTTATACGATGGATAGGAAGGAGTTCCTACAGGGAGAGAAGAATGTCTTCGATATCTTGTACAACTATATGTACAGTATGGAAAAGAAGATGGCTATCGACCCAGCTATCGACGACATCAGGAGAGCGCAGACGAAGACTGAGATTGTTGGACAGGAGACTTATACAGCGAAAGATGGAACTCAGAAAGTTCGAGATATTAAGAAGCCTTACCTTGAACAGGAGAAACAGGACTACCTCAGCCGAATGGTAGATGATGTAAAGGGTAGGATGTACCTTGAGGATAAGCTAGTCGATGCTATCTTTAAGAACACAGGACAGCAGAGAGTTTACTCAAGGATAGTGCAAGGCTCGAGAGAACTTCAAGCTAACCTCAAGCTAGGCTATCGTCCTGTTGCAGGTATCATCAATGGGATCTCAGGTCTCGGGCACATCTGGACAAAGACAGGAACGAAGTACATAACAGATGCAGTTGGCTTCCTTAGGACGCAGGAGGGTAAGGACTTTGAGAAGGCTATGGAGCCTTATCTTGGAGTGAATGTAGTTGAGAGCGCAACAGGAGAGCTGACAGCGAAGGGTTCGCTTGAGAAGCTACTGGACAAGGTAGGCTTCAATGCGCCTGAAGGTGGGACTAGGCGGAAGGTTATTAGAGCTATAGAACCTATGGCACTCTTCCAGAGTCCTGAGCTTCCTGTCCGAAAGCTAGCGCTTGCGGCAAACTATCTTATGGCAAAGGATTCTGGCTTGTCTGAGGTAGCGGCTCGATATACTGCGATCAAGGCTAACTGGTTCCAGCAGTTTACCTATGATGTAGCTAGCTTACCTGAGCTTATGAGAGGGCCGACTGGTCGCTTGCTTATGCAGTTTAAGCCTTACCTCTTAAAGGAGATGGAGTTCATCAGTCAGTTAAGAGGTCCTGAGATCGCTCGCTATATCGGGATGCAAGTAGCTCTAGCTGGCCCTCGTGGTCTCGTTATGATTATGAAGAGTCTTCCTATCATTGGAGCCGTAGCTGGCTGGGATGAGATGGAAGAGTGGATGAATAAGGAGTGGCCAAGGCTGAGCCGAGGCGTAGGTGGAGCAGCTGGAGTTGACATCAGTGCTGCAGCGACGTTCCAGTTTCCATCGCAGGTAAGGGACTGGCTAGGACCTACACTTTCTGACCTTGTTTCTCTAAAGAAGAATGTCGTTGATCCCCTGCTCACTGGCAGTGAGGTAGATGGGAAGAAGTTTGCTGAGGGAGCTGTTCCTGTTCTTCGCCACTACAACAGGATTATAGAGCAGGTTATTGACAAGGACGGTTGGGTGAAGGATGAGAGGGGGAGAAGGTTGTGGCAGATAGACTCTATCCCTAGCTTTGTTACGAAGAGTGTCATGGGAGCTGAGCCGCTGGAGCTGAGTAGGATCAGAACAGAGGAGAGAATTCTGACACAAGAGAGTATGAAGATCAGTGAGCAAAAGACTAGGACTATCGACAACATTCTTGACTCAATAGGTAAGGGGAAGGAAATAGATCCCAAGGACCTCGAGAAGATGCAGACCCTTGGGATCAGTCCTGGTTCGCTGAGGCGAGCTGCTCAGTTTAGAACGCTTGATGCTAAGACTAGAAGGTTGCTGCAGACTGAGATTCTTAGACGCCCGGAGATTTTAGAGATGTACCCTGAGGCTTCGGACTCTCAGTAAGTTTCTTTTCTGTAGTTACATCTACAGTAGTGGATAGCTTTCCTGCAGGTAGGTCAGGAAGATCTATCGGCAGGAAGCTACCGCTCTTAACAAACTTGAACTCATCAGAAGTAACAGGAATTATCTGGCCATGAACAGCTCCGGACAGCTTTTTGATTAAGGACATCGCAATAGGGTTATCTTTGTTCACTAAAAATACTCTCATCTTTCTTTCCTCCTTATTTGTTTGAAAATCTATGGTAAAAAATTTACCATAGTGGTTACGGATTCTCTCTCACTGTCTGGTTAGGATTGTAGACTAGATAGTCCTCCGTCCCTTCTCTTTGTGGCACAGCGTAGCCCATGCTTATTATGGTCTCTATTACTCCTTGAAGCGTTCGCTTATCTGCGTCAGCCCAGAACATTCCTTGTAGCTCCGCTACAGTTATCCTCTTCCTATAGCCCACTATGTTCAGAATCCTATTGAGCGTATCACTATGAGGACTCTTCCCAAGTCCGCTGAATGTATAAGGCATCATCTTTTCTGTTCTCGTTAGGAGATCTAGCGCAGCGTCGAAGTCCTCTACATCTATCCTCATGCTATCTGTTCTTGCTGCATTGAAGATCATACATAGCTTATACATATGAGTAGGTCGCCTCTCGAAATAGCCAGCGAACCTGTGATCCTCAAAGGGTGGGGCAGCCTGGTCTATCCTAGTATACCATTCTATCCAAGTGTCAATGAAGCCTGGGGTTACTGTGAACTCTCCTTGGAGCATAGAGATTCTCTCAAGGTCTATCCTCAGTTCCTTTCCTAGCTCTATCTCCTCTCTGCTCTGCACAGGGAAGGGCTCGGTATGATCCTTCTTATTCTCGTAGACGAAGATGATCCGACTCGTTAGACCACCACCTATGGCATCCCTAGGCAGGGTTGTCTGTAGGAGGTCAGGAGTAGTGGCTCCAATAAGGTTAACCCACACTCCTGTAATATCATCAGTTCCCATGTTCTTCGTTCTATATTCCCACCTTCCAGCGCAATCGTACCAATCGGTCAAGTCAGCCATAAGCTGCTGATTGTTGTATCCAAGGAAGACTGTCAGCTCCTTACTAAAGATGGTAAGGGAAGAGTGCATAGACATCTTTCCATCAGGCGTTATGCTCGTATCACTACTGACCTTAAGCTGATGGATAAGCGCTTCCCGAGTTATAGATGTCGATGCTATCTTGATTCCTAGATCCTCTAGCAAGGACTCTCCAGGACCCATCGCTGTGCCTTTACGGCACTTTCCACTAGGGCCAACCAGCACGATATACATATTAGGAAAGAAGACAAGAGTCCCTAGTTGCAACTTACACTTCCTACGAAGTGCCGCTGCTACTACCGAGACTCCTACCCAACTTTTATAGAGCAGCGGTGGCTCTGATCTCTGCGTGTAGAGTAGATAACTGTCGAGCCAGTTCGTCAGTAGTCGTCCCATTTACCTTAACTCCCTTCAGGTTCTTTTTATTAAGCGTAAGTCCAGCGTGGACATCAGCAGGTATGCTGAAGGTCTGTCCCCGGAAGGATATAGGCGTCTGAAGAGAGTTCACCAGAAGCTGTAGACACTCAGCGTGGCGAAGGACAGGTACGGTTTCGTAACTGATCTGCACTACGAGACTGTCATGAACCTGGTTAAGGATCTCTACTCCGCGAAACTGCAAGTTGTTCATAACAAAGGCTAGGCCTCTGGCGTTGATGATATCTGCGACTGTGGACTGAGGGATAAAAGCGTATGCTTCTTTAAACAGCTCGTCTCCCCATCTATTTGTGAACAGTCGTCTACGTCCAAGGCAATTAGTAATCGTCCTGTCTTTATTAAGCTGAGCTCGAATCCAAGCGTGGTACTGTCGAACTCCGGGATAGACAGAATGGTATCTTTCAACAATATACTTAGCTTCACTCTCTTGGATTTCGCAGACAAGAGCAAAGGCTCTATAGCCGAGGTCATAGTTGAGTGAATGATTACTATTCCCCGTTACTGAGATCAATCCGTTACTTCTTATCAAGAAAAATCCACTAGGCACCTCAGGTCCAAAGACTAAATGTTGTCCATCTATTCTAGTCTTCACCTGTGAGATAAGGGTAGCATTTTGATTTCTCTCATTATATTTAAGTACATATAATGTTTGCTTCCCAAAACCAGTTGGCTCTCGTGCTTCGATGATAGCAGTATATCCAGTCAGATGTGCAACTGTCTGTACCCACTCTACATTCTTCTTAATAACTGAGAAATATTCTCTATGGCCAGATACTGCTCTGTACCCATCCCAGTGTTCTAGCTCTCTCATGAACGCCTGCAGCTGAGATTGACCTAAGCATATTAGATTGCTGTCGAAATGCTTAGTTAGCCAAAAGGGACCTTTGAAGCCTATATATGTCAGCTCTTGTGGTTTTGTCTTAGAGTAAGGTATTCTAAGTCGCGTAAGAATAGCTTCTATTCTATCTATCTTTCGTTGTTTAGAGAACCTAAAACAGTGTCCACTTCCATTGAAAGATCCATCTGCCTGAAATGCTACAAGTAGTCTTACCTCATCATCAGATAGAAGGGATATATCACTATGAAAGAATCCACTAGTTGGAATTCCATAATGAGGATCTTTATCTACAGAAGCTAGAGTTACTACTTTGAACGTACCTTTATCTTTTCTACGTAGTGGTATCCTATGCTCTGGTGTTCCTACTACATGCGAGTTTCTTCCAGATAGTTCTATTACCTCACTTAGGTATACTCCCATGTTAGTAGCATTAACAAAGGAGATATTTCCGTTAGGCTCCCACTGCGCGATCTGAGATATCTTATAGTCCCATGAGCTAATAGGAACCCATCCGCCAGGGGTTAAAACTTCTGTTGAGCCTACTACGCACTTCTTCCCCCAGAATCTCTCCGAGAAAAGACCACCTCCGATACTACTGCTTCCCTCTTCATCGCTGATGTCCTCAGGTTTCTTGTTAAAGACAAGACCAGCGGTCTGTCTGTGGATGTCGATACCTCGCTCGAAGGCAGAGATCATATTAGGCTCTGGGGCGGTGTAGGCGACGATTCTATTCTCGGCCTGGGAAAGGTCAATATTATAGAGAACGCATCCAGGGTCTGCTCTAAGGTAACGGAGCATCTCCGGGGGCAGGTTCTGCATATTTCCCCCTTTCCCAAAAATAGTCTTACTACTTGACAGCCTTCCATTTTCAGTTCCGACAGGATTGAAGCTGCATCGAATTCTATTATCATCGTCTAGCTCCATCTCTAGATATGTACTGTTGATCTTGATAAGGTGCCGCATCTGAAGGATGATCTTGGCTTCCTCGAAGCCTTTCCTTCCGATGCGCTTGAGGGCCATTTCGTCACAGCTTATATTGCCTGTACTGCGGGAGACGTAAGGCTTGAGGCCCTTCTTTATATAGAAGTATTCTTGAAGTTGCTTGCTACTGTTAGGGTTAATAGGTGTACCACAGAGCTTGTTCAGTTCCTCCTGTAGGTTCTCTATCTTCACTCGATTCTCTTCTGCCGCAGCGTCCATCCCTTTCTTATCAGCCTGGATGCCTCGAGCTTGCATATAGACCAGACTTGGTATAATAGAAAGTTGACGAGCCACTGCCTCTTCATTACCTTGCCGTTGTGCCTCAGCACGTAGGACATCTTCTGCTTCCGTACATACTGCAGAGTCCTTAGCATTGTAAATCCAGAAGTCGCGGATAGAACCACCAAACTTGAACCACTTCTTTCCATCATCCTTATAGTAAGGTTCCCTCGTACAGATAGATGTAACAAAGTCCAGTCCCTTAGGAAAGTCTGGATAGCAGATAGAGCTGCTAACCATCGTGTCCTTGAGGTTGGTAGAGCGAATGCCCATCTTGATGAAGATGAACGTAGAGTCGAAGCAGACATTATGGCCTACCTTTACGATATTAGGATTCTCAAGAAGCTCTGCTATCGCTTTCCAGATAGCAACCTCTTGAGTGATGTCGAAGTAGTCTCTACCTTCCATGACAAAGGGGATAGAGATCACATCATAGGGACTACGGGCGAGAGAGATGCAGGAGATCTCCTCGTTCACTACCTCGATGTCGAAGCCTACCTTCGGTAGCTCTGAGCAGCTATGGATATAGGCCATAGACTCAAGGAAGTTCGGCTCGATCTTGATGGAACGTGCAGGCAGACGGACCTCAGGGAAAGCGCTCTCCTCCATTGCTCGACGAAGATCGAAGCGGATGAAGTGTGTGAAGAGATAGTTCCTCAGGGCGCTAGCAGGGTGGATGATAGGGATCACCTTCTTATTCCCTATCTGTATCCCCTTGAGGATAGAGCCTCTTCGCTTCGTAACCTTATCCTGTCGACATAGAGCCCAGAGAGCTATACCTCCGATGGCTACATAGACGTTAGCGCTTGTCTTACTTAGCTCTTCATAGAGCAGCTGCTCGTACTCATTATACTTTGCAGTGGCAAGAACTCGACCTTTGTCGAACTTGATGAAGAGCTCTATGTTGTTCCTCTCAGGACGCTCCTTCACTACGTTTGTGATATAGACTTCCTCTCGACTAAGCCCAAGTCCGTGGATGATGTTAGTGAGGAGCTCTCCTGACTGTCCTACGAAGGGCTTGCCAGTTCTCTCCTCCTCAGCACCTGGAGCTTCGCCGATGAAGACTATACGAGCATCGAGATGGCCAGAGCCACCGACGATGTTAGGCATCCTTAGCCTCCTCCTTGTATGTCCTATAGCTACCAGGGCGACTGTCAGCTACCTTTATGATATAGGCATCTTTGTACTCCTGCGAAAGATCCCAACCAAAAGCTGTCATGCCAAGGTTACTGGCAGCGAGGATAGAGTTACCGCTACCAAGGAAGGGAACGAGGATCCTTGCGCCTTCCCAGCAGAATGTCTGTATCATGTCTTGGATCATCTCTATCGGCCGTTCAGTTGGATGGACCTTCCTCGCCCCAGAGACTGGTTTGTAGTTGAAGACGTTACTCCTCCCCTGCCGGATAATGCTAGGGTTACCTTTGTGAACATATAGAAACGGTTCATAACAGCTAGCTAAATGTACGTTGGGGCTATTTGTCTGCCCTATGTTCCCCTTATACCAAATTCCTTCGTCAAAAGGTACACCTTGCATAGATAGTATCTCTCTCCACTTTCTTGCGCACCAGAGAGATAATATCTCATCATTCAGTCTATCTTTCCACTGCTTAGCATGCCAGATGATCATCCAGCTACTATTTGACATAGTTCGATAGCATTCTTTTAGAGTGTTAGTAATAAAAGTAGGGTACTGCTCGATATCTACTTCATTATAGTTATTTCCACTATAGGTCAGGGTCATATCTCTCTTCTGTGCATTTAGGTTGATGGCGTAGGGTGGATCGAGTTCGACGAAGTCGATAGAGCCAGTTGGTACATTCTTTACTCCCTCAAAGAAGTCGCCTATGAGGTACTGAGAGACAAGACCTTGATGGATCTTGTCGATTGGTGTACTTGCAGTTCGTGCCTCGATGCGACTGGCAAGCTCGCTTCGTAGCATTTCTTCTTGTAGCTTCCCAAGCATCTTATCTGCATCGCTAGCGTTCTTTGCCTTTGCTAACTCAGGGAAGATCTTGAGAGCGTCTGCGCGCTGGATGTCCTTGACAAGAGAGACATGAGACTTGCCAAGAAGGTCAGCAACGTCTCGCTTCGAGACTCCAGGCGCGTCAGCTGCAGTACTCTGCTTCTCGCCGTAGATCTCTACTTGCAACTCATAGATGCGTTTACTAAGCTGAGCCTTCTCTTTCCAGTCCATATCTTTCCTACAGATGTTCTCCATAAGCTCAATGGATCTCATCTCCAACTCGCTCAAGGAAGAAGGATAGCAGCGAACGGGAACTGTTTCTAAACCAGCCTTTGTAGCAGCTGCGAATCTTCTACCACCAGCGAGGAGGATATGTGAGCCATCTTCATTCTCTCGAACTGCGAGAGGCTGAATGATTCCTTCCTTTTGAAAGGAGACGATAAGTTCGTTAAGGTCACCTAGGTCCTCTCGGAATCGTTCTCCAATGGTGATAGAGGCGAGAGGGACTTCTTTAAGAGTTATCATAGTTATCCTTTCTTCTTTTCAAAGAGAGCAAGAAGCATAGCTGCTTGACTTGCGTCTATGTTATTGAGGAGAGATGTTGTGGAGACCTCGGCTTTGCTAGTCGACTTTCGTTCGACAGCTGGAGGTCGCTTAGAGATTCGACGATTAGTTCTTATGGACAGAAGCTCTGCCCTAACTTCATCGTCTGTCATCTCGGATATGCTCTTGCGAATATCGCTAAGTTCCATTGTTCAGATCCCTCCCTCTCAGTTCCTTCATCACGTCCTTAGCTCCGATAGATCGGTTTAGGACAGCAGCGAGGACTATATTCCCGTGGGTCTCGACTAGGTCGAGAAGGTCTTCCAGAAGCATAGCCATAACCTTCGTCTTCAGTCCCCAAGGGATCAGGTTCTGCATACGAAGGAAGGTTGCTTCGGAGATCTCGACGCTGAGACGAGGAGTGTAAACTTCAGGCATGGTCGGCTCCTTTGGTAAAAAAATTACCATAGAGAGGGATAGTCACAGGTTTCGCGAACCCTCTCACTTGTCGGGCTAGCCGGCTCTGAGGAGCCATCAACTTGCAAGATGGTACCTGTTCTGTCGCGCAGTTGGCTATCCCTTCTCTATGGCTTGCTTAGCTACTGCCCAACAACAAAGCGCTTGACTCTGTTCTGGGAACCATACTCAGCGGACTCTTCCTCTCCGAGGATAGCCCAGCCCTTAGCGCCTTCCATATCTTCAGCAGAGAGCGGGCCGACAGGAGCCAGCTTGAAGGCTGCCTTGAGGGTCTTCAGACGGTTCTGCTTCTGAGCCACCGTCTTCTCATCATCTCCGTTTTTCGGAAGCATGATCCAGAAGTTGATGTCCTTGCTATAGGGCTCAGCAGGAATGTCGAAGCGAAGGACGAGAGCAGGGTCTCCTTTTCCACTGTTCTTCATCTCCGCTTTGACAATGCGAAGCTCGGCTTCTGTTCCATCAGGGAGGGACTTGAACTCAGGTGCATTCTGGGTCTCGACGTCTAAGATAAAGCTCATACTTGTTCTCCTTTTCTTTCTGTTGTTAGTTAGTTTTCTCTTTGATGTCTATACGAATAACATCTACCACTTTGTAGACCTTCAGCTTGTACTGATCGTTCTCAGTCTCGCATCGGGTTAGCTTCTCACCAAGCATCTTCTCTAATGCCAGCTTAATTTCACCTACTACTCTTTCTAGGTCCATCAGAGACCTCCGTTCTGCAGCGTCTGCATTGTGTTCTTTGACATCTTGTGATCTTGGCACCAGTCAGTTGGGAAGACTGCAGGCCAACCTTCCTGACCACTCGGTGCGTGTCTTCGACAACGGTAGTTGTTATAGCTATGACATGTTGCACAGCTATGGTTCGGGTGGAGATCTTTATCCCAGTTGTCGAATGCAGGTCCCTTCGTCATTTTAGTGGGCATCCTTGTTCCTCCTTTCTTTCGTCGTTAGTACGGCTTATCTTCCGTAGGGTAGCCAGCTTTCTTCAGAAGAGCCTTTATATCTGGCTCTTCCGCTTGGCTGAAGATTCCCTCCTTTCCTAACCGAGTCCGCGCTCTAAAGGTTCCGTCAGACTGGGTTAATAATGAGTACTTTATCCCTGCACTTGTTCTTGTTGTTTGGGCATAGTAGAGCTCTGTGAACAATAGAGGGATTCTCTGTTGTAGCTTTCCAACAAAGAGTGGGGTGACATAGAGCTTCCCTGTTACGTCGTCTTTGAGGGAGTTCTCATGAGCAAGAAGAACGATGTCACAAGGGAGAGTGAGGAAGTCCTTGATAGCGTTCTCTATCATATACATAGCGGGGAGATAGTCGTTCTCCCAAGGCTGTGTACCTGCTCTACTTCCACCCTTGGCAGTGAGGAGGACTTGGTTCATCGCTGCAGATGCCCACGTTGTAGCAGAGTCAATAGCATAGGTTCCGATATGCTGGAAGTAGCCATCACGTTGTCTTCGCTCGTACTCAGTATCCCACTTCTTAAAAGCAGAAGGGTGCCAAGGATCTTCATTCTCCCAACGAGTATCAGCAAGAATCCAGCCTGCCTTTATCTCGTCACGAACAGTTACTGTTCCTTGAGGATCGAAACTGTCGATGTGAATAGGTCTTCGACAGGTCTTGAGGAGGCGTGTCTTGCCAGAGCCTGAGCCGCCGTAGACAAGCGCAGCGAAGTGCTTCTGCATAGCATCCTCGCTGTACATCTTTCTTATGTCCCCAAATTCCTTTTGAATATCAAGTGGCACTTGCTACCTCCTTATTCTCCGTCCCTTGCCCAAGAGCAAAGACGTGCTTGGCATCGCTAGTATCTGCAGGATCCCAGTACTCTATCTTCATCCCAACTGGAACTTCTTCACAGCGACTCAATGGGTTAGGCCAGGCTACACAGAAGTCATGATAGCGACAGCCGAAGTACTTTGTGCAGTTCTCTGTATTCATCTTGAAGCACCTGAGGATTGTGTCGTCTGGACTACAGTTAGCCAGCCTCTCGAAGTCCTTCTCTATCTCTCCAATCCACCAGATCGTATTCCAGTACCATACCTCCATCGCTTGCAGAGTTCGACGAGAGGGAACGCGTTGGAACTGGATGTTCTTCTTGCTGAAGATCGTTCCATTTATCTCGACTCCCCAGACCTTCTCCGGTGGGAAGAGACAGTAGAGAACATGGTTATAGACTCCAGTCTGCATCTTCAGCGCCCACTGATCCATCCATTGACGAGATAGCTGGCTACCTGTCTTATGCTCCCTACTCTTGACTCCGTCTGGTGTATCTAGAATCGAATCCATACGGAAGTGGAGGGAGATCTTGTCGGTCAGACTAACAGTGCCAGCTATCTCGGTATATAGAGGAGTGAACTTGTCATTCTGATACTCCTTGGCATATTCGATAAGCGCTTTGAAGGCCATAGCAGGAGTCTTGGGATGGTTACTATCATCCATGATCTCAGGGAAGAACTGGCGATAGTAGGTCGTTAGCTTTGTGTAAGCCTCGAGAATAGATGCGTCAATGTAGCCATTGTTGATCAAGTGCTCCATCGCTAAGTGCCAAGCGCTTCCAAACTCAAGATGGATATTAGGACTATCAGAACGCCAGCCGAGAACGTACTCATAAAAATAAGCACGAGGACAATCCATATAGGACTGGAGCTTAGTAGCGTCATGGATAAGCCAAGAGCTATGTGGTTGGAGCATCTTCCCCTCCCTTCTCAAGTGTCTCAAGAATCCTCGCTGTTAGCTTCACGCTTCCTTTCTCTATCCTCACACTGTCGATATGCACTTTGTAGTCGCCAATAGGTAACATCTGAATGCGAGGACTGAGAACGCTTAGAACGACTGTTTGACTTCGATTTCTTCCACTCACTTCTTTACCTCCTCTCTTATATTATAGTTATCCTTCGTTCCGTTGAAGTAAGCTCTGATCGCACTTGGTATACGTCGGAGCTTCTTTGATAGAACTCTTGTGAAGATAGAGTATGCGGCACTTTTACTTGGTGCGTTAGTGCTAAGGACGTGAACCTCTCCATACCAGTTAAACTGCCCAACGTAGCGTTTCATGGTTCCGACCTCACTTTCGCACAACATAACACATTTGGTTGAAGTTGTCAACATCTATGTTCGATTATCTCCCGTCTCCTTTGGTAAATTTTTTACCATAGAGAGCATCGAGTACCAGAGCGTTGCGCAGCGACGGCAGACGTTAGTCTCGAAGGGATAGTCCTTCTCATGGTAAGTAACTGTTCCTTTGCTTCCGCAGTTTGGCTCTGGACAGGTTCTCCCTCGTTCGCTTATCTCCATCTGTTCCCTCCAAGATGTGCTTTATCTTTATAAGTGCGTAGCTGGAGTAGAGATCACTAGTGTATTGGATCTCCATATCTCCAGTCTGAGATGCCTTGCTGAAGGTTATGCGAGTAGGCTTACCTGCTGCGTTTATGAAGATAGCAGGCTTGTAGCCTTTAGTGAGAAGAGACTTTATCTGATCTGAGTCTACATCATCAGGTGAGTATCGTTTCATCTTCCGCCTCGTTTAAAGTACTCAAGTTGCGCGTTACTTGGACCTGAATCTTTAATACTTGAAAAACTTTTAGTGTGAGTAAACACTGAGCAAAAGTTTCCATTAGCACAGTCATATTCTTTATCGCATTCTAAATAATATTCACAGTATACTGTTTTAGGAAATTTTTTTAGTTCTTTTTTATTGATTTATTTCCTCC